AGTTTTTCTGATAAACGTTCGGCTCCTTCTTTAAGGTAACCAGGCTTCTCAGAAAGGAAAGCCTTAATTTGGTCTTTGGTCATTTTATATAAATTGGTTAATATTTATTTTGGTTTTTTTGCTTTTTTAGCTCTATCTGCAATAGCAGCAAAGTTTTTTGCACTACCTTCTAATTTTTTCATACCAGGTACAAACTTTTTTGAATAACTTCCTGCTTTTGTTTTATCTCCTCCCATCATCATTTTCTTTTTTCCTTTAGTAGCACCTGCAATTCTATCAGCTTGAGTAGGATTTGGATTATTATCAATTCCTGCCTTAACACTAAGCATACCAAAATTTGATTTTCCTCCTTTTTTCATCATTTTCTTTTTACCGTACATATAATTATTTTTTAATCTTTTCTACTGATCTTCCTCCAAAATAAGCACCTATTACAGTGATCAGTGTTAACTGTAATAAGTCTGTCCATTTTTCTTCTACCGTAAAAGATAGAAAACCTGCGTCTACAAAGATAAGCAACATTGTGCAGACAATCAAGAATAAAAGCACTACAGGTCTAACATTCTTAGATAACCAAGAATCTGACGCCATATCTGCCTTCCATCTATCTGTTACATTCTTTTGCAGATCTGCTTCAGAATCTAACAGCATTTTTTTCATAGCATTTTTAAGTGCTATCTTTTCTTCTTTAGATGTAACTACTTCGTCTATTATATTACCAGCGTCACCTACTAAAGATTTTAATAATCCTTTTAACATATCTATATATTTAAGTCCTTACTTTCTAATAACGTATAGGTAAAACTATTACCCCAAGTATCTCTAGCTACTCTACATATATCCATAAACTCGTGCCAATCATCATTAGCTGCAATTACTTGACAGCCTGCTGACCATTTATCTACTTGTTTAGATTTCTTTCCTCCCCATTTAGTAGCTCTATGTATATTAATACCAAACAAACCTGTTTGTGTATTATCATCACTTAGATCATACTTGTCGTCTTTATTAGCATCTCTATATACTGTTACAGGTCTACATTGGCCTAGTGCTTCATATCTACCTTGATGTAATCTTATTTTATGAGAACCTTTGTATTGCCCTTCTTTTAAAACAGCAACGCCTTCTTTTCTCATAATGTTTTCAACCCAGTATCTTCCTGGATCTGTTGTACAGTCGTAAACATAAAACTCCCATTGGCCATCACATTTAAATGATAATGTAATTTTATCATCAAATTTATTTGTAATTTCTGTACCTGTATCAGAGTTTCTAATTCCTACAATGTTAAGGTTGTAGTCTCCTTTTTCAAACCAGTTATAGCTCTTCGCCTTAACTGCTTTTTCTATTATCTCTCTAGTTAAGTCCATAATTATACTTCAGTAAAATATGCATATTCTGCTACAATTGTACCAGATACTGCTTCTAATTGCACTGCTACAGAACCACTGTTTTGTCCTATAGGAACAAATAAAAATTCTCCTGGTCCTAATTCTGCAAAAGATTTATTATTTTCTATTTCTACTGCTAAGTTATGAGCTGTAGCTGCATCACTTGCATCTAGCCCAGTATGCTTTAAATATAAATACCTAATACTACTATGAGATGCTAATATTATATTGTCTCCGCCAGTAGCACTTGCAGAAACTTTACTAACTCCTACAATAGGATCTGTTACAGAAAGGGCTTTTGTTACTGTTAAATTTATCTCGTTACTTGTAGCATTTTTACTACTAAGAGTTAAAGTTGCGTTTAATGTTGCCATATCTTTTTATTTTTTAATTAAATTGTTTTAATATTATTTCGTCCACCTTTGATTGGACATCTTTTTTATCTGCCTCTAATTGAAACATAATGTTTGCATTAAAAGTTTCTTCTACATTACCATTATTAAATATAATAACTGTAGGTATAGAAGTAATTTCAAACTCCTGTTGTAGGTCCATATGTGTTCCTATATCAACTCTATAAACTTCACATTCTTTTAAATTTGGTAACCATTTTACAGAATTTGCATCATTCCAACTTGCCCAAAACTCTACGACAATTATTCCTCTGCTTACTTCTTTATCAAAATTATCTGGTCCTAAATAAGATTGTCCCTGTGCAAATCCAAAAGAGGTTAATAAAAAAACTATATAGGTTATAAATTTCTTCATTATTTAAGGGTTTTAATTTCTTCTTTTAATTCTTCTAAATCTTTGATCACACGATCAATTTTTTGACGCGCCATCTCATCTTTCATATTAAACTCCATACGAGTTGGTGGCCATGTTTGTGTAGCTGCAGGATCTCCCATGTCTATCATGTATGTTCCTGTTCCTGGTTTGGGCAATTCTAAGGCTTGTTCAACCTTGTCTTCAAGTTCTACAAATTTAGAATTTATAGTACTCATTAACCCAAAGTATGCAGAGATCACGGTAGCTACACCAACTATAATCCCTACTAATGTTTTTATACTTATTTGAAATTTACTGTCTTCTGATATTTCTTTACTCATCTTTATAATTTTTAATACAAAATACTGTTGTTATATCTGCTGTATGACCAGCATCTCCTAAGTTTAATTTTAAACTGTATCTATTATCAAATATATAAGGTATACCATCATTAAAATCTAAAGTCGTCCCCTGTTTAATAGTTAAACCTTTTAATAGATAATACTCATTTATTTCATCGTCTAACCACAAATTAACTGTTATATCAGTACTATCTGTGTTACATATAAATAATCTTTTTAACTCTATATTAGGATTATTATTATTTGGTTTTTTCTTTCCAAACCCTGCATATAATTTTTGTTCTGCAGTGCCAGAACTTGTAATACTTACCTCTTCGGTTGTTACATACTCATTTATATAATCCATACTATGACAATGTTAACGTTATTGATTTAGTTTGACTTCCAACCTTTCCTCCAAAATTTCTAGTCGCTATCATGTCAATAGTATATCTTGTTACTCCTTTAACTGTTGTTGCTGTTAAATCACCAAATGATAAAGTAGTGTTAGATCCAATAACTGTTTTATTATCTTTATTAGATTCTATCTCTGTTCTAAGATAATCTAACTCATCTTGCATTTCTTGTATTTGATATATTAATGATGTTAATACAGGATTATCTGATTCATTTTCTGCTAAATGCTGTATATGACCTTCATCAAAAACATTTTTCATTTTATTTTTACCGCTTCCAGTTAAACTGTGAATTGATGAATATTTTTTACCTGTTAGTGCCATAATTATTTTTAAGTTAATTCTATTTCTGCAGTACATCCGCCATACCATAACTGTAATCTTGCAGATGAATTTGAATCTACACATCTAGCAAATAAACTAAAACAATCTCCAGCAGTTAATGCGTTATTACCCGATACATCAAATTCTAAATTATATATACGCCCTTCTGTATATGAACCATCATGATCAGTATGAGTCATATGCGTAGTGGTAACAGTATTTGTAGTATCATTGCCTGGAGTCCATTTTTGAATAGCAAACTCAAAATCTAAAGCTCCAGATGTATAACTAGTTGAAAATAATCCTACAAACCTAACTTTATTTACTTTACAATTTCTTGTTGCTATATAACCAGCATGCCTAGCTTGTCTATCATCACTCCAACTAGTCCAGTTTCCCGCACTGACATTTAACTCTCCTGTGTAACCAGCAGATCCTGATACAGAGTACCAATACGTCCTAGTGTTAAGATAAAGAACATAAATATCATCACGATTTAATTTAGCATTTATTATTTGTCCTGTACTAGCACCTTGTAATTGTACTGTTCCAGTAGCATCAGGTAATGTTACTGTTTGATTGCTACAAGATTCTGGAGCTATAAATCTTATTGCGTTTGTACCATTATCTGTATCTTCATATAAATTTATATATGCAGCTGAAGAAGTCGATCCATATATATCTATTCGTCCGCTTGTTACACTAACTGGACCTCCAAATAAACTTAAACTACCACCTGCTATTACATTTAAATTTCCTCCTACATTTCCTAAATTATTACTACTAAATGTTAAATCGCTTTCAACATCTATTTGGTTTGCACCCCCATATGTTAAAATTCCATTAGATGTAGATCCGTTAAATGATAACGATTCTTCTTCTGGCCCTATAACTCTTCCTGGTTTACTCATTATTTTTTTGCAAATTTTTCTACTCCACTAATACCAAAACATCCTAATACTACCCATACAAATGAGTCGTATACAAATTCATTAATAACTAAATCAGCTCCTACTGCTCCAGTTACTAAATCTATAATCATAACTACAACCATTATAAGAAATGCTACAAATCCAATTATAGATTTTTCATTCCAATCATTATTATCTTTAAATATCTTCATATGTTTATTGTAATTGTTAATCCACCTTCCATATTTTTAAAACTCCATTTAGCTTTTATACACATACCTTCAACACAAAAACCCATGCTAGGCGGATGAGTGCATCTACAGCTTCCAAAGTTTTTTCTATCTTCTTCACCGTTTACTAAATATTCAGCTTTATCTAAAATATTTTTTAGTTCTTTAGCTAAAGTCCCATTGCTTTTACTACTACCCTTATGTCTTCTAATAAGTGTTCCAAGTTTTTTTGATACTGCAACTAAATTATCTGCAGTAACTTCAAAAGTTTGCAAAGTCTTAGAAGGCAAAGGGTTCGTAGTTATAGTAATAGGTCTAGGCATATTATAAATCTAAAAAGTCTTGATAAGAATATGATGCATTGTTAGCTCCACCTTCTCTATACCTTCTATTTTTTGGTATTCTTCTTTTTTTATTTTTTGTAGGTTTTTCTTTTATTAACTCACCTTTTTTATTATAAACACTCACATTTTTTTTAAACGTTTCTTTACCTTTAGGATCACTTGGATCAAATGTTTCTTTAGTTGTAACTCTCATACGTCCTGTAATAGGATTTTTAATAAATTTTGTTTTAGCAGTTGCTCTTCCTGCAGGACCTGTGAAATCAATCATATTTTTTTTATCTTTCTTTTTTTTGCCACCTTTTTTCATGGTGTTCATTTTGTTCATTTTTCCGTACATAATTTTAATTTTAATTTAATTTATATTTAATTTTACCATCTTCTATATACAAACCTTCACGCTCTTTTATAGCCTGTCCGTTTAAATTATATAGTATATTGTTGGTTTTAGATTTATTTATTAATTCATCTATAGACGAGTTACAAGGTTGCCCTGTATCACAATCTATGTATTCTGTAACATATTCTATAAACTCTACATATTCTATTTCTACAATTGTATCGTAAACAAATACGTCAACATATTCAATAACATCTACAAAAAGAGTATCTAAAACGTCTTCATAAATGGTTACTGTGTCTGTTATATAAATGTATTCTGGAACAAACACTTCTACTTCTACAGTGTCTATTACAATGTTGTATACATATTCTGTATTAACTATAGTATCAAATATTGTTTCATATATAGTCTCATATTCTATTTCATATATTGTATCACACTCTTCTAAAATAGGAGGTAAACAATCTAATGGTGATGTTGGTTCTGCGTTATCTTCATCAGAAGCATCTACACAATCTTCCCACCCATCATTAAGATAAAATAAATCAGGACCATTAGGTACGCATCCATTAGGAGAATACTGTGTCCAATTTGCTGGATCATCACCGCAATAAAATCCATTTTGTTGTGCGCATTCTAAACATAGTTGTTGAAAATCAAATTGCGAATAAGCAAACGAACTTATAAACGCAAATAATATTATAAATAATTTTTTCATAATTAAAAGAATAAATAGTTAAATCCAAATTTTACTTCATATACTGGTTTTTCCCAGTATTTTATATGTGTTCCCTCTATAAATAATCCTAGATTTTTTGTTATTCTTTGTCCAAATACCATTCCTGCATCCCATTCTAACCAATCTAGATCTGATTTACCGTAATCAAATGAATAATCATCTAAGCCGTAATGATACGGTAAACAGTTAACCCAAGCATGTAACCAAAACTTAGGTGTATATTTATAATATGCAATTCCTACTACTGCACTTAATTCTTTTTGTATTCCTAATTTTTCTAATTCTCTTTCATTAAATCTTGCAACGGCATCCCCAAAGTGGTGGTTAAAGAACTCATCGTTACTAGTTGCTACAAGAATAGAATCACCTCCTGATACATCATACCAGTTATTATTAACATAGAAGCCTTGAATCCATTGTTCAGGGGCATATCCAAAATCTTCAGCTAATTGTTGAAAGGTTGATTCGCCTGGTACCCAAAAATCCCTGATTGGTACAAAGCCATAAGCAGGATGAGCTCTAACCACTGCTCCTACTGTAAAGTCCCAGTTTCCTGAGTTTATTCTGTATCTTGTGTCAAAAGATGTGTATTGTAAGTTTACTCTTTGATTATCTTTGTATTGGACTTTAGTGACGCATTTTTCACCCAAGTATCTAATCCAAAAATTTTGATCAGTAAACTTTTCACCACGATTACGTATAAAAGAATAATTAAACAAATACTCCCAACCATTAGAATTACCAATAGTAACGTTGTCTGCCACAGCTCTTTCAGTACCATAATACCATGTTTTAACTTTGTATTCATAATCAAATCTGGCTATCTTACGAATACCTATTGTTAAATTGTAATCGTAAGGATTAATTTCTGTTATATCTACATACCCTTTATCTATTGCTCTATAATCTTCTCTTTCAGAAAAAGAAGTGTTTGTACTTACAGATGTATAAAATGTAGAGTATTTAAAAAAGTTTTCTATTTGTGCATTTCCTACTGCACACATTAATATAAGTAAAATTATTATATTTTTCATTATAAATTATATTTTTGTTTTAATTGTCTTTCTACTTCTAGCATTTCTTTATCAGGTAAAACCTCATTAAAAACTAATATTTCATACATATGTAACCCATTTGCATGACCTGCAATCTCTATTAAATGATTAGAATTAATATCAAAAGCATAAGTATGATCTTTAGATAATCCATTACCTAGACTAGGTCCACCATTTTTACGCATAACACTAGCTCCACCTGTTTGAAGTCTAACTGTCCAAAGTTGAAGTGCATTTGATACTATTGTTGAGTTACTGTCTAACAAAACAGTTCCACTTTTATCACTTTGATCTCCTATAAACATTTTAACTTTTTGATCAGCAGGTATTTGAAATGTTAATGGATCTTGCCCGCTACCACCATCTCCTGCTTTCATAGTAAATATATTGCATGTTCCTGAAGAATTTACTAAATTAAATACTATAAATAAAGTTAAAGCATCTCCTTCTAATCTACTTTGTGATAATAAATTACTTCCTACATTGCCTACTGTTTCAGTAGCACTCAGCTTATCAGTTCCATCTGCAAAAAGAGCATAAGGTATACTTGTGCTTGATCTATATATAGGTTTGTCATTTGCAGTAGCTTGTTTTAAAGCTGTACCTAAAGCAGCATTATCAGCTTTACCAAATCGTTTATCAAAAGCTTTATTTGAAACTGCATATATATTGTCATTATGATTTGCATTAGTAGACATATCATCACTATACACAGTTCTTCTATCTGTAAAGTCAATCCATAATACAGGTCCATTTTTTATTCTAGACATTTTTTTCTTCCTAAATTTAGGACCTGTACTTGAATTATTATTTGATAAACTTAATCCCATTATCCGACAGCTACAGTATTATCAGCTGTTTTAAAATATGCAATACATGCACCACTAGTAAGATCTATTACTGAAAAATCTCCAAAGATAGTTAAACCTTCAGGAAATGTTTCACCAGTAAAAGTATCACCACTCCAATTACTTGCAGTTAATGTAGTAAATACAGTATTTTCTATAAATGTGATTGCACTCCAATTACCTGCTGCAGTATGTTGATCAGTATCACTTATAAAATATGCACCAAACTCTCCATTACCTACATTTGCTGTGTTTGCAGTTGACTGGCTTATATTTACTAGTGTTTGGTCTATTGCGCCTAATTGTCTTCCCATTATATAATTATTTTTTCTAAGTTATTAATTTGTCTTGCCGTTACTTCGTTTGGAATTAAATCTTTTGGTAAAGAGTTTAGTTTAATAGGTTCAGCGCTTTCTTTTAATAATTTTTGCACATCTTCAATTTGATTCTTTCTTTCTGCTATTAAACTTGCATTTCTAGTTTCCATTTCTTTTACAGCTTCTGTATCATTTGCATCTTGTGCTGCTCTTATTTCTGCAGCAAACTTTACAAATTCTTCAGAAGGTTGTCCTAACTTTTCTACATTCTGTAAATGATCTTGTAGCTTGTTAATGTTTTTAGATACTATAAAAGCAAAGTCTTTACCTTTTATATCTTGAGTTGCAAATAAACCATTCATTAGATCTACTAACTCACCATTTGTTGTTTTTAATTCTATTGTTGCCATATATATTGATTTAAATTAATTTTAGTTATTAAGAAATTGCACCACCAACAGTAGATAGTAATACCCACTTTCTAGTAGCATCTGCATACATAAATGTAGCAGTATCTCCTGCGTCTGCACATGTCACACGCGTACCTCCTGTATATGTTGCTGGTTCAATTAATAAATCTCCCCCATCAATAATAAATACAAAAGTTTTTATTTGTCCTGGTGTTCCATCTGCTAATGTAACAGTAAACGATCCTGATGTTGTATCAACAAGAGTTACTGCAGTATTTACACTTGCAGCACCTGCGCTTGTTACAGTATCAAAACTATTTAATGTTAAAAATCCTGCACTACCACTACCAATACTTACATTTTGATTTGTGTCAATTGATATTGCATTAATTGCTGTTCCTCCAGAATTATTTGTTTGTAAATAAATATTTCCAGCTGCTCCTGATGCTGCATCTCCTGCAGTTAAAGTTATATTACCTCCAGTTCCTGATCCTGATCCGTCTCCAGCTCCAATAGTAATATCTCCCCCATTTCCATTTCCACCTCCACAATCTGCACCATCAAGTATAAAGTCCATTCCATTTACACCACTACCAGAATTAGCTATATCAATTGTACCACCTTTACCATAATTATTTGTATTACCCATACTAATACCTGTTGTAGAATTACCTACTAAATTTAGTTGTGCTGTAGTACTAGGTAAAGTTGGAGTATTATCACCAATAAATACTCTACCATTTGCATCTACATGTACACCCTCTGATGATCCATCCCCACTTAAAAAACTATTTCCTGCAGCATCATCTAAATTAATATTATGAGTATTACAATCTAAAACTGCACTTAAACTATTTGTAGAAGCTACTTCTAAGTTTATATTACCTGGTGTAGTAGCTGCATCTACAGTTATTGTTCCACCTGTACTTGTAATTGCACCTACACTAGGATATCCATTAGTAGCATTACCAACTAATATATTACCATTTGCAGTTAAAGCTGCTTCTGAAATTGTGTTAGCTGCACTACCATATAATACAGATCCTGTTGTTATACCCGATATACCAGTACCTCCTCTTAACACAGATAAAGTTCCTGTTACTGTACCATCTAAGGCTACAGAAGATATAAACCCAGATGTTGTATTATCACAATTATTAAGATCTACTCCTGACTCAACTAATGTTAAAACTAAATTATTGCTATCAGTTGTAACAGTTAATTTTGTATCATCAGCAGATTTAAGACCTTTTAAATTTATTTGATTACTATTTGTAACACTTACATATAATGCTTCACTTGATGTTCCTAAAGTTGATAAAGAAGGAAATAAAGAAGAAGCTTGTAATTTTTTAGCTTTTTTTGT